CGGCGCAGCAGATTATGGCGGCTTTAAGTGCCCACATCGCTGAGCACGTGGCTTTCCAGTATCGACAGCAGATGGAAGACAAGTTGGGCGTACCTTTACCCGCGCCAAACGAAGAGCTACCAGAAGACATGGAAGTGCAGCTCGCTCGCCTACTGGCAGACGCGGGCAAGCAGGTCACTCAAGAGAACCAAGCCAAAGCAGCTCAGGCCGCAGCTCAACAGAAGATGCAAGACCCCATCATCCAAATGCAGCAGCAAGAGTTACAGCTTAAAATTGCGGAGCAGCAGAGGAAAGCTCAGAAAGATCAAGCAGATGCAGCCCTCGATGCCGCTAAACTTCAGTTGGATGCGCAGAAAGCCGAGCGCACCGCTGCTATTGAGGCAGCACGTGTAGCGTCACAAACAGAGCAAGCTCAGGCTAAGAACGATCTCGACGAGGCTAAGGCGATACTAGACCTAGCTAAATCGCAACAACGAGGACCACAAGGTGGCTAAAAAGACAGGCATTACTTCAGGAGAAGCTCTACAGCTAAATAAAGGTGTTAAAGGCACTAGCATTGGCAACGGGGCTTTAAAGGTAGGCTCAATGAACAAACACAAACGTCGTAGTTTCAAAGAATATAGAGGGCAGGGAAGATAATGGCTAAAACCGTCTTTGACGTGCTGAACGAAAAACTAACGGAGATTAAAACCTCCAGCGAAGAATTCTTACATTCAGGTGGAGCTAAAGACTTTGCCGGATATAAGGAGGTGTGTGGCGTGATACGGGGCCTAGACGCTGCGCTCAGAGAGATAAACGAACTGTCCCGCAACTATATGGAAGATGAAGATGACTGAAACTATAACGGTTAGTGGGGTAGGGGCTGACGCCTCTGTGTCTCCAGCAATGACCGCGCTAGAAGAGAAAAGGCAAAAAAAGATAGCTGAAGAAATCAAAACTCAAGAGGAGTTAGAAGCCTCGATTCCGAAACCGGTGGGATACAGGGTGCTCATTGCCCTCCCTAACGTGGAAGAAACCTTTGGAGACAGCGGTCTTGTAAAGGCTAGTTCGACAGTCAGAGAGGAGTACATCTTATCTACTGTAGGCGTTGTATTAGACATGGGCCAAGAAGCCTATAGCGACAAAGAAAGATTTCCTACTGGGCCTTGGTGCAAAGTAGGCGACTATGTGATGTTCCGTGCCAACACTGGTACGCGCTTTAAAGTTGGAAAGCAGGAATATCGACTGATGAACGACGATTCGATTGAAGCAGTCGTTGATGATCCGCGAGCCGTATCTCGCGCATAAGGAGTTAGACCATGCCTAGAGAGCAAGTAGAGTTTGAATTTCCGGACCCAGATAAAGAAGAAGCCAATAGCCAAGAAATAGAAGTGGATATGGCTGAAGATGATGCGCCTTTAGAAGTAGAAGGTGCGGTCGGTCGGGAAGATATGAAGAAGCCCGACAACATAATTAAAGCTGGGGATGTAGAGATCGAGGTAGAGGACGATACTCCTCCTGAAGACAGGGGTAAAACACCTACTCCACCGCAAGATATAGAAGAAGGCGAGCTTTCTGAGTATGGTAAGAAAGTCCGTGACCGGCTAAAAGCTATATCCAAGACCTACCATGACGAGCGCAGGGCCAAAGAGGCCATACAGCGTGAGCGTGAGGCTCTTGAACAGTATGCTAAAAAGTTAGTCGACGAGAACAACAAGCTTAAGGGTTCTGTTGACCAAAGCCATAACAGCTTAATTCAGTCTGCTAAGAAACAAGTAGCGTCTGAGTTAGAAATGGCTAAAAGGCAGTACCGTGAAGCCTACGATTCTGGGGACTCCGACGCTATATTGGATGCCCAGACCGCTTTAAATACGGCTCAAATCCGTATGGAGCGCGTTAACTCGTTAAAACCTAAAGAAAATTTGGGTTTACAACCGCAGAAAACTGCTGTACAACCGCAAGTAAATATACCCCAACCGCAGGAAACGCCTCGGGACGAACAAGCAGAAGCTTGGCGTGAGGACAATCCTTGGTTCGGCTCAGATGATGAGATGACAGCCTTTGCGTTAGGGCTGCACAACAAACTAACGAAGAACGGGGTTGATCCTCGTTCGCAGGAATACTACGAGCAAATTAATGCTCGCATGCGGCAAGTCTTTCCCGACCAATTTGATCTTGGTCTAGAAGATGACGCCCCAGAAGTACAGGCCAAGCAGCGGTCTAGTAATGTGGTTGCACCCGCTACGCGGAGCACATCCCCTAAGAAGATTAGGTTAACGCAATCACAAATAGCTATCGCTAAGAAACTTGGAGTACCGCTGGAAACTTACGCCAAACAGGCTGCTGAACTAATGAGGAAACAATAATGTCTAAACAACGATTAGATAGAGAGCTCGAAACCCGTGAACGCACTGTCCGTAAAAAGGCTTGGACGCGACCTACTGTGTTGCCTGATCCAACTCCTGAAGACGGTTATACGTATCATTGGGTTCGTATTTCGACTAATGGTCAATCTGACGCTACCAATGTTTCTTCAAAAATACGTGAAGGCTGGGAACCTGTACGTGCACAAGATCACCCTGAGATATTTACCGATGTCGTCTCTGATGAGCGATTTAAGGATAATGTCATCGTCGGCGGTTTGATGTTATGTAAGGCCCCAGAAGAGCTTGTCCAAGAGCGAAATGCGTTTTATAAGCAACAAGCTGAATCGCAAATTCACTCGGTGGACAATAACCTAATGCGCGAAAATGACCCTCGTATGCCCCTATTTCACGATAGGAAAACGAAGGTTACTTTCGGCTCTGGAAATTAAATTTAGGAGTTAAAAAATGGCTTATCCAACAGTCAGCGCTCCCTACGGCTTTAAGCCAATCAACCGTATCGACGGTATGCCTTACGCTGGTGCTACTCGCCTTGTTCCTATTGCGAGTACATACAACGTGGCTATCTATGCGGGTGATCTGGTTCAAGTCGTAACTGGAGGCACATGTGAGAAGTTCACTGGCACCACTACTGGTGGTACTGTGGGCGTTTGTGTTGGCGTTCAATACGTCAATTCCCTGAGTCAGTTCACACCTGCTCAATACTACCCCGGCACTAGCGTTACTGACGCTTATGCTATCGTTGTTGACGATCCTATGGCTGCATTCCAAGTTGTTTCAACTGATGCAGGCAGTGCCGTCACTGCGGCAGCTCGTGCTGTTGTGGGTGCAAACCTGTCCGTAGTTCAAGGTACAGGCGACGCAACTACTGGTGACTCTGGTCAATCGGTTCTAGGTTCTTCAGCGGCTACTACTGCTGCTCTGCCTATCCGAGTAATTGACGTTGTTGCCGAAACTGCAACTGGCGCTGATGCTTTTGTTGAGTTGATTGTTAAACTCAATACACATCAGTATAACAACACTACTGGCGTGTAAGGAGGCTGACTAATGGCTATTTCAAGAGCGCAACTCCTTAAGGAGCTATTACCGGGTCTAAACGCCCTCTTTGGTCTCGAATACGCTAAGTATGGTGATGAGGCTGCTGAAATCTTCGAAACTGAGTCTTCTGACCGTTCTTTCGAAGAAGAAACTAAACTGTCTGGATTTAGCGCTGCACCTGTTAAGGGTGAAGGTTCTGCTATTTCTTATGACAACGCACAAGAAGCGTGGACTGCTCGTTACACTCACGAGACAGTTGCAATGGGCTTCTCGTTAACTGAAGAAGCAATCGAAGATAACCTCTACGATTCACTCTCTTCACGTTACACGAAAGCTCTCGCACGTGCGATGGCGTACACTAAGCAAGTTAAGGGTGCTTCAATCCTCAACAACGCTTTTGCTGCTGGCTCTACCTACGGCGACGGCAAGACTTTGTGTGCGACTGACCACCCACTAGTTTCTGGTGGCGCTAACTCAAACCGTCCTGCTGTTGCAGCCGATCTTAACGAAACTTCACTTGAAGCTGCCGTTATCCAGATCGCTGGTTGGACTGATGAGCGCGGTCTCCTTATCGCTGCTAAGCCTACTAAGCTGGTTATCCCACCAAGCCTGCAATTCGTTGCAACACGTTTGTTGGATACAGAGCTTCGTGTGTCTACAGCCGATAACGACATCAACGCAATCCGCAGCAATGGTTCAATCCCCGGTGGTTACACAGTAAATAACTACCTGACTGACACCAATGCGTGGTTCTTGATGACTGACGTACCTAACGGCCTGAAGCACTTTGTCCGCTCATCCATGGCAACAAGCATGGACGCAGACTTTGACACAGGTAACAGCCGATATAAGGCTCGTGAGCGATACAGCTTCGGCGTATCTGACCCACTGGGTATCTTCGGTTCACCGGGCGCTTAGTAAGCAAATGGTGTTAAGATTGGGGGCTTCGGCCCCCTTTCTTTTGTGGAGATTTCACATGCCTAGAGAACAAAAGAAAACGTCAAAAGAACCACAAGGCTCTCGGATATGCAATTCTTGTAACAAAACTAAGCAACTGTCTCAATTCGAGCATTTCAAAGAAGGCTTTATACGAAGCGTATGCCAACAGTGCGTTACTTTGCAAAGGGCAAGAAAGACCTCTGCCACCCCCGAATCCTACCTACGGGTATTAAATACACAGCTAAAATCCGGACGCATTAAACAGGGCGTTGCTTATGAACTAACTTCGGAAGACCTTATTGATTTGTGGGAAATACAGGACGGCAAATGCGCGTTGTCCGGGGTTTTGATGACCCACCAAAGAGACGGCACCTATGGCGATAAAAAACAAAAAGACTTTAACGCCTCGATAGACCGAGTAAACCCCAACGGTCCTTACGTACGGGAAAACGTACAGCTAGTTGCTGCTAGGGTAAACACCATGAAACACACCCTTGGCGAAGATATGTTCATGTGGTGGATAAAGAATATTTACGAGACCCGGCTTAAGTGATATTGTGAAACTGATTTATCTCCCTTGTAGGTCTTAGCCCACCCCCCACAGG